CTTTATCAAAAAAACGGGATGCCAATTAGGTTATCTGCCCAACAAACCTCTGTACTATTTGTTAAATACAGAGATACCGCCAATATGGGGAAGTTTTCATAGGTGGCAATAAAACTACTGTCTTCGGGCATCATCGAACGAAGGGGGGCTATCTCTCCTGATTGGAGCCACCAGTCTTTTATCGTTAGATAATCAGCAGTTACATATGGGCGAATATTAATCATATTAAGTCTTTATAATCCAGTTATCCATCTGTGAAGGTTGGACGTTACTATGGGCATTAGCGGCAGCTGTTGCACTTGCATTATCAACATTTCCAGTAATAGTGTGATTATGACTTGTATCCTGACTTGCACTTGTTCCTAAGGTAGCAGCTACAGCACTACCATCAAGATTATAATTAAAGTCATTTGTTGCAAAGTTATTTTTCTGATTTATTGTATCTCCAGCGGCCAAAGCAGGGCTACCAGTACCATCATCTTGCAGAGCAGTTAATTTATGCGCATGAGAAGCGCTTTGATTCCCTGTTGATGCTCCAGTAAGTGCATGATTATGTGAGGCAGTTCCACTTTGAACGGCAGATAGTGTTACTACTTCTCCGCCACCTAGGTCTCCTTGGGTCGTACCTATAAGACCGTGCGTACTAGCATCGGTGATGACACTGGCAGCGCCTCCACCAGTACCTACTGTATTATTCATGTCATCCATACCAACAGATATACGTCCTCGTTTATCTGGTAAATTAAACGTGGTAGATCCATCTCCTACTCCATATACAGTACTAATCGCAGTAAAAAGTGTGGCAAAAGTAGTTCTACTCACTGCTGAACCATCACAAAAGAGCCACCCTGAGGGAAGGGTTGATCCTGCATATGACATTTGACCGCCAGTAGGTACTAAGAATACCGTAGCATCAGAAGCAAGTTTGTTTAGGGATATTCCAGCAGCTTGGATATTATCGTCATCTATTTTTGTAGTATTTAAGAAAGTCTCTGTAGAGTTTTTCATATTATCAAGATCAGCCTCGAACAGGACATTGCCGTCTTGATAAGTTTTTGTCATTGTAAATGTGGGCATAAATACTACTCCTCGTTAAGGTATTACTACTTCCTGTTGGGTACTTGCAGGTTCAAATTCCATTGCAAATCCTTGAATTTCGACCTTTTGATCTGTACCCGATTGAGTTAAAGTTACTTGAAAACCCCGACCATAGCCGTCTACTGATTGAGCAAAGGGTGCTACTACAACCTTAGTCCCTAAAATACTGGTTCCTAAAGTAAGAGATGTTCCTAAAATAGCTAATCCATCAACTGTATCAAAGGTTAGAGTTTGTACAGGATAGTTGTCTATCTTAATCTCAGCAGCAATACTGTGGTTTCCTGTTGGGGCATAAATTAAAGAATACCTTTTAAATCCCTTTATATTGTAAGGTTCATTGTCAGGGAAAATAAAACCTGTTTTTACAGTCATTGTAATAGCTACTTCGGCACCAGCAGAACTAATGTCATTACTAATTTTATTAAAACTTTTTCCAAGACGTTCAATATTTGATCCAAAATAAAACCTTTGCTGAAGAGGGTCATTTACTACTATCATGCTTTGACAAGAAATGCCCGTCCATCGATACCAAGATTTAAGGGATATATTATATAACCAAATTGCATTATTTTGAGTGGCTGTTCCATCTAGACTTTTATCGACAACAGCAAATGCTATACTGTTAATTTGAGATAAGTATGCTCCCCAGCTTCTACCAAGGGCTGTAAAATCAAACTTATCATTAAAAGTTTTTTGAATATCTTGCGATACGAAAGAAGAACTAAAATCCCCGAAATTAGACGTGGCTGCAAGTGAGTGTATACCTTTTTGAGAAATAAAGAATACGTCATCTTGATCTACTGCGGCAAGTGAATTTTGACTTACTATTCCTATACCATCACTAATTTTATCTATTTGAAAAGTATCTGGAGTAAATCCTGTAACTCTATATAGTTTTGTTTTCTTAGCCACAAATAATTGACCCTTAAAAGGAAAAATAGCTGTGATTCCTTCTGGATCTCCATCCCCGATTCCTATATCTAATCTAGCTGAATCCCCTGTCCCATTCCACTCTTCTGGATTTCCTGTAGAAGAATAGTGCAATCCTTCTAAATTATCTTTATCATTCATCCACACGCGCCCTAAATGCTGTGCTACTATTGAAGCATCGGGAGGTGACCCCGCAAGGTCAAAAACCTTATTGGTTCCACCAGCCCATTTACGGGGAAGATTATTATTGCCATCTACTGTGATAATGGCCAAGTTATTTACTGTAGTAAATGAGGCTTTAGTTACATCAGAAGCATAAGCCGTAGTAGTAGAATCTAGAGAAAGAGTAAGAGTACCGCCATCCTCTTCATAGGCGTGGAGTGCATTATTATCAGTTACCGCCAAGATGCGGTGGTTTTTAATTATACCATTTGTATAGAAAAAATCGTGTAATCCAATGATTGAATTAGTTGTATCGGAATTACTATCAAAATTAAAACTGACTCCTTCACGTATCTTTCGTGAACCTCGGGTATCAAAGATAAGGTTATCGGCTTGAACTAGTTGATTGTGTGTAATCATAGCTTCATTAAGAGAAGTATTTACTCCTCCTATCCAAGGCAACTGTTCAAATAATTTAGTAGTTAATGCCATTGTCTAATCTCTTAAAAAATCCCTTACTCTTCGTCTTAAATTGCGTTTAACCTGTAAGTATGTTTTTGATACCTGTAGCATAGGTAAATCTGTTGAATCACTAAGTTTGCCACGCATTGAGCCTAATTTGTTTACAAATAGGGCGGCATTACGCTGGGCTTCAGCCGCATTGCGTTCTCGTGACCATGCCTTAACAAGGCCACCATAAACTAGCACCATTCTGTCTTCTATGGGCATAAGTGGTTCGTCTGCATCTAAATTTAATGCTCGAGCTTCTTTAATGTAAGTTACATGTAAAAGTCGGGCATCGGTATCAACTGCAGGATGGATTAAAAGTTCTCTGTATCTTTCAACATTAATTTCTTGTGAAAGCGCTTGCATTAATAAGGTACCATCCGCTGTAGCTGATTCAGTCAATTGTTCTAAGGCTGTATATGTAATGGTTGTAGTTGCAACTGAAGCTATTACAAAATTACCGTTATAAGTTGAATTTCCTGATAAACTTACTTCAATTCGGTCTCCCACTGAGACTAACGCGGCAACTGTTGAAGCATAAATTAAAGTCTTTATAAGTCCTGCCGATGCTCTAGTTGAAAGTGAAGGTAAAGAACCAATTGCTAAATAAGGATCTGGATCAACATAATCATCCATTGAGTAAACTCTAGGCAATCCTTGTTCCACTGGATTTACTAGATAAAATTCTCTAAATTTTCTTTTCCCAACCCCTTGAAGGGCTACATTTTTTACGTCTTCCCAGACATCGGCGGTTTCACGACAATCACTAGGTAAAGGAAGTCTGTTATTCCAAATACTATGGCTTGAAGCAGTGGCCGTAGATCCAACGTAATTAGCTTCTAATGTCACCTTAGTTGCACTTGCAACATGCTGGGCTATTTTATATACTTCTCTTTGTCCAGAAACATTAAAAAGAAAACCCTTTTTTGAAGTGGTAGGAGCGCTACTTAAGGTTACTGTTTTAGATCCTTGAGTAACCGCAGAGGTACCCGTGGTAAATACTGCAGGAGCCGTGATATCGACTTCTTTTCTAAGCCAATCCCATTCTTCTTTAGCTATTACCTCATTTAAATAGACCATGTTTATATCGCGTTTAATGCGATTAACAGTAGTAGTGTCGCCTGATTGGATCTTCACTTCTTCCAATACAGCACTATATATATCTAAAAAGGACCTAAGTTCTTGTACTGCCATTATCCACCTTGTTCCTGGACTACACACGTGGCTGTGCAATCGGTAACCGTACTCGGATTTATTCCATTAGGAAATACTAATGGAGTCTCACTAAAATCAAAAGATTTACTGATGTTATCTACATCTAGTTTTAAAGAAATCTTGTTGGCGGCTGTGGTTACATCGCGCAGTATTAGCTCAGAAGTGGCTGCCGTGGCGGTTAGGGTAATGTAGCTAACGCGTATATTTTTACTGGCCAAATTTCCTGTAGTGGTAGCTACCGCATCAGCTGCGGCAGTATCAATATAAAAGGTATTCGAATTTCTTATGTTAGCCATAACGTAAATAATACCCCTAAAGAAAATGCTAGCCCCAAATGAGCTAACCTAGTTACATACCTAAGTTGAGGAGATTCTACATAAACATTTTTCCGAATCGGAATTACTCTATGCATTAACCCTCTTTTACATCTAACTCTGTGTCTTTTGCTAACTGTACTGCTTCTGCTATTTGCTCGTTAAGTTGTTTTATTTCTGATACTAGATGCTTTATTTCATCCTGACGCTGTTCAATTGTAACCATTCTATCGTAAACGGATGCTTTTAGTTTTTCTATAGTCATGTTGTTATCTCTCCTTAGTATTTTGCTGTGTAGTTTAAACAAGCACCTAATAAATGAATTTCTCCTACTTCATCAGTGTTAGTTAAATGAATTTCTATTGCAATAGCATTTGCACTAGCTGTTGGATTAGTGGCATCTGCAGCTGGAAAAGCAAGAGTTGCTTCATATATATCTCCAATTGCAAGGCCATTTCCAGTAGTTACAACAGTAGAGGAGGTAATTTGGGTAGAGGTTTTTGCTACGCCGCTTCCAGTAGTATTTCTAATAGAGGCAGTATAGTCACACGTAATATCTAAAGTATCATCGTTGGTTTCCGTTGCGGATAAAGAACAGGTTAAAACAAGACTAAAATTTACTGTTTTATCCATTTCCAGAGGTAGGATAATATAGGTTGAAGCTAATTCGTTAGTCGCATTAAAAAGCAAAGCAGATACAGTAGGAGTAGTACCTATGGTAGCATCTGTAGGGGCAGTTCCCCCTTTTCTAAATTGGTTAGCAGTTATAATAAACTGTCTAAGTATAGAAGTATTGCTTGTAACTGATCCAAAAGTAGCCATTATTGTAATAACCCGTATGTTTTTAAGTCAGCAATTAAGGTGCCTAATACATCTGCTATTTCATCTACTGTAGTAGCATTTGCATCATAAGCACGGTCTGTGCTGACGTTAGTTGGTGTATAAGCTGAAGCTTGCGCTGCGGGAGTAGTGTTAAAGAAACCAATGTTGGTTCCTTGATGCGCCAAGTCCTTTTTTAATGTTAAGGTACCGCTTTTTTCAACACTAACTCGCACTATTACGTTTGCATCGCCAGAATCTCGGGTAGCAAACCGTATAGCTCCTTCATCTTTATTAACAGTATCCGCACCAGCGTTAGTAGAGATACAAGTTACTGGATTTGAATCTCCCCAAAACCCGTATAGGTTATAAAGAGTATTATCTTCAGTAGCTCTGTCTGGAGCTCTTAAATCAATTCGTGGGGCATTTGCAGTGGAGGTATCGTTTTTAATTGTTAATAAGGCATTTGTTGAATCTGAGCGAGTGATATTAACTTCTGCTCCAACATTAACATTTGTACCTACATTTACGGTTCTTGGTCGGTTAGCAGAAGCTGCGCCAATATCATATACATTATCTGCAAAGGCTAAAAAATGTCCTGGGTGAGAAAATTGCCATCTTTGAACTTCTACGGCATCTCCACTCGTACGAGTTAAAAATTCAATGAGTCCCTCATCATCATTAGTACCGTCATCCCCAGCAGTAAATTTAACTGCTGCCACAGGATTACCATTCCAAAAAGCACACATAAAGGCTAAGGATGCATTGGCACCTCTATTTCCTGCTTTAAATTCAAAGAGAGGAGCTTGTGTTGTGGCGGTGGCTTCGATTACAACTTTAGGGTTTGCAGTACTCGTTGACTTTACAGTCATTATTGGAGCTACTGAATTAGCTGTTTCTATTTTAAAAACAGATGCACTAAGCGTGGCTGTTGCATCTTCGTCAACTGCATCGCCACCAGTTCCGTTCCAAGTAACTATTGCATTATCCGTGCTAGATCCTGCTTCAGCTAATTTTGCATCTAATTGAGTTTGGATAGCGCTAGTTACATTATTTACAAAAGCTAATTCAGCTGCAGTAGTAACTGAGACTGCGACAATCTTACTTCCATCGGTTGTTAATGCTCTACTGGCCGTTGCGCCAGAAAGGGTAAGGTTGCTACTCATTGTTAGAGCAACAACTCCTGTTATATTATCAGAATCATCAATTAAAACTGAGGAGTCTTGAAGCTTAGTACCAGTAACACCATCCCATCTAGCAATAGCATTATCAGTAGTAGCTCCTGCGGGACCTGAGATATCTCCTGATCCTTTACCAAATCTAATTCCTGACACAGGTTATCTCCTTTTAATGTAACTAAATCTTACTTTATCGCCATTTGTTGCTGCATCAATCCAAAAATCTGAAAGAATAAATTCATCTGTTTGAGAATCAACCACTGTAAAAGTTATATCTAATCCGGGTTCTAGAACCAATCCATCAGTAGAATCAACGGTAGAATCTCCTATAAAGGTATTTCCTGTATTTCCTGATTCAGCTTGAAAAGTAATGCTAGAAATAGGAATGGCTGTAGTAGATGCTTGCTGAGCAGTGCCTGCTGCAGCTATAGTAACCACAGTGCCTGTTATTGCTTTAACTGCCATGTTTATCTCCTAAGATTAGCGTTCTTGACAAATATAAATATAATCTACTGTGAGTACCTTTGCAACAGCTTCGCCGTTAACAATATGCAGCGTTATTGCTACATTTACATCATCAGGAATATTCGTGGTATGAGTTGCAACTTTTGAGCGATCTACATAATACTCAAGAGAGCTCTTTCCATCCCAATACATTCCCAAAGTAACATAGGTATCATCAGCCACATCCACAGCTGAATCTGTAGAAGTCTCCGTAGAATTTTTTTCTGATTTACAAAGAATTGATCCACCGCCATCGTCGATTTGAAATCCTGCTCTATCTGCAGTTACTAATGGGGTAGTATCCGTGATGTTAAGTCCGACAAAAAGTTCTACTTGATCGGCATCAGAAACTTTACACTTTATTTCATACCAAACTCGTTTTCCAGCGGCTAATTTATAGGTTTCTTCCGTTAATTGAAGGGAATCAAGATCATCATCACCGGCAGCGTTAGTAATTACTAACTCACCATTTAGAGCATTCGCTCCTAGGGCTTCAGTTGCAGAACCGGCACCAGCTTCCGTTGTGGTGATGGTCCAATCAGCTGCAGCATAATCTTGAGCCACTAAAAAATCGTTCATGTAAATTACGTAATCGGGTCCAGGCTGAACGGGGAGCGTTGCTCATCCATTCTCTAACACCGCGACTTAGGTCCGTATTAAGTTGAGGACCTGAGGAATGAGTTGCCATATTATTATCTCCTAATATGTATAGGCTCTACTGAGCACTAGGTAAATGAAAGGGTTAGAGAAGTCATATTCCCTAACCCCTTAATATTTTAGTTTACGGAGCTCCGGGA